GAAGAAAGCCTTGTTCGTGGAATGGTTCACGCCATAGTTCACATACTCCTTGTTATTAAATGTGTAGCCGTCAACTCCGTGATAGAGCGTTATGCAAGGGGAATAGGTGTCAACGGCAGAGAATACCAAGCAACTTTGCCTTGTGATGTCCGTTCTATTACCGCACTGATTCAGAATGTCATCAACCATAGGCTCATCGCTGGCTGCGTCCTTGTCGATGTCCGATAAATCCACATAATGATATTTCTTGCCATCTATCTCCACTGCCTCGGAAGACACACCGATGACTAGCCTCCAATAGTAATGGTTGCCTACGTTATGATACTTTCCTGCCGTAAGATTGAAGCTCTTGCTCCTTGCTTGGTCTCCAACCTTCCATTTATTCTCCACCTTTGAACCATCTTGCTCACCAAGGAAGTAGCATCTGTAAGCCTTCTGACTAACACCATCATAGGTAATATTCACCTCCTCAACCTTCAATATTCGGTTACTGCCTACTGGGGTAATGAACAATTCACCACCCAATGTGTCTGTATGCAATATTTCCAAGGTCTCGAAGATTGCTTTCATTCGGACTTGTAGATAATCTGTGGTTAGATGGGTGTTATCTAGTTCGTCAAGAGTCCAATCCCCGTTCGCCCCGACCTTCATTCCCTTCAAGAACTTCTGGAGCTTTTCCCAAGTGATAGTGCCTTTTGCAATGTCATCGAACTGCTTAGATATAAAATTATCACTTCCGTACTTCGCTATGAGTTTTCTTAGCTGGGAAACGGAATATCCACCTCCGTTACCGCTACTTCCTCCGCTCGCAATAATTGTCTGTACGTCTTCTTTGAGCTGCGTGATAGTGCCCTTAATTACTTGATTGCCTATTGTAATTGACTGAATAAAGTCGTAATCAATATTAGTCGATAGCTTCAACACTCTTGTCGCAAGCTCATATCCGTGTCCGTCCTTATACGTTATACTCTGACCGATTTGTAGTTGAGGGTTATCTTCCAAGAATACATCAGAATATGATTTAACCTCATAGTTATTCAAATCAGAGAGTAATCGCACAATCTCCTCCTTTGCTTTCTCTAACAATCTATTTTGAGCATCCTCGTAATAGATAGTATCAGCCATTGCAATATTATAGAGTACCGTGATATTACACTTCAAAGAAGGTTTGCTTTCTCCACGAGGAATGAGCATTTCTGCTTCATTTGTAGGTATAATGACCTCATTATCCTCTTGATAGATAATTTCGTAATCACCAGCCAATACAGAGAAATTACTATCACTAACATCATCTGACGTATGCGAGGATGATGCCTCTTTATGATAGATAAGTTCAAAGCCTACATATTCGCCGTTAGAGCCACGACCAGCAAGTGGAGTAGAAAGCGCACCCGTATTAAAGTTTGGTTCAAATGAGCATCCGATATTCTTACCATTGATAAGCAAATCATCTGTAACCTCAAAGTCATACCAATAATGAGTAACGCCATCATCAACTGTTGTATTGATAATTGTCTTTCCTTCTACTTTTTCTGTAGTAGGATAAGCCAATTTCATATACCATACTGTAAAGGTCTTATATTCCTTAACCGAGCCATCAGCATTATAAGAAATAGGTATTTTCTTATTATTATCATCAAGCACATACTTAACTCGCCCACGTACATTATATACATAGGTATTGAGCGAAGGATAAATCTGAGAAAAATCAAGCACCTTCGTAAAGAGAGGTTCTTTCGTTTTATCCGCTCTAAGGTCAAGGGTAGAATACTTATCAATAGAGTAGGAGCGTTCCTTTCCGTCTATTAATATTGTACCATTGCCCTCATCTAATTGCAGACGAATATCGCCAGATGAAACATTCTCACCTTTGCTATTTACTTGTGTAATATTTCTAGTACCGCCGAAGATAGAGAAAGCGTTATAGTAGCCTTCTTTGCTATTATTGATACTTGGTACACCTACATTCTTTCCAACCTCTAAAACGACAGGAGTTGCACCGATTAAGACCTTACCGATGTAGATAATTTCATCATCATAGTCAATATGCCATTCGCAGTTATCTCCAATAGCATTTGTAATTGCTGTAAGTGCAGAAATAAAATCGTTATCGCTGAATGATACATTGACAGTATTTGCCGTTACATTTGAAAAGATAACTTTCCATCCGCATTCGCCAAACATTAAATCCTTGTTAAGGAAATCTTTTATTTTTTCGCTAAGTGCAGATGTAGTACCTACGAAAGACCATACATTTTGCTTTACCTCTACATTCTGTGAATTACGGGTATAGATAAAAAATGGGGTCTTCGATAGAATCATCTTCGGATGCTGGAATTGAGGAGTGTACTTCCAAGAGCATTCATCTGATTGAGTAGGCTCATACGATTCCAAGAGAAGGAACTTCCTAGTAACCTCTCTTACTTTATCAATCTTATATGTATAATTGATATACGCACCAATGGGCAGAATAACCTTCTCAGCAGCAGAGAAAGACAGAGAAATATAATCTGACTTAGACATATCTTGTTCTCTCTTCGCCGCTGATGTTACCTCTGCTTGCATCAGCAATTTATCGTTAATATCATATATCTTAATCATAACTTAATTCTATCATTCGGGTTATACTCCGTTAATTTGAGTACAAATTTACCTTTTTTTAGACCATAATCACCAAACTGCGAGCATTGCGTGTAAACAAGTTTAAAAACCCTCTTTAAGCGAGGAACTTTTAAGCAAAACTCACCCGAATAAGCAATCTTATCAAGGAAAGCCTCATACTTCTGTAAGTAATCTTCTTCTGAACTACCTTCAAGGAAGAAAGAGATACTTACTTCACGCTTATCTTTCTTTGCATACTTCGATGTAGCGATAACCGATTGCCCATGTTCCAATCGACTATCGTTAGTTACATAGCTTTTTACTGGGGCAGGGGTCAGCAGAGCTTCTCGCCAACCCCTTACCAATGTAATACCGAAAGTATCAAGGTCAATGTAAGCAGTATCCGCTTCATCGACCAATTTAATAAAAGCATCATTCTTCATAACTTAATACTTATCCTTCATTAATTTATACATACTTGCGATGTCCTCACGTATCAATATAATAGGTGCAGTATTCTTATTGATTGCTTCCAACTGCTCCAACCCTTGATACTGAATATCTCGCATTTCTGAGATATTATTATATATCTGCGCAGCATAGATGCACAAAGAAGATACATCTATAGCGATAGCCTTACGAACCTCGTTTCCTTGCTCTTGTGCAATCTGTACCGCATAACCGATGCCGATAAGGCTGCTTACTTGGTCTGCGGTGATAGCCTCAATACCCTTGCCCGTTGCTGTCTGCTGAGATTTCGCCTCTTTATACCCTGTTATTGCAGCAATATTATCTCTTATCTTCAAACCTTCATCAACGATGTTATCATACTCTTTTTTAAGTATATCCAAATCATCATTAGAGAGCTGTCCTTGCTTCATCTTATCTGCCCATTTTTCATAAAGGGCTTTAAGTCTCTTATTAGCAAGGTCATCAACGGCAAAGTTAAGCATAGACTTATTGAGCATCGTTGTAAAATCATTTGCGAAATCTTGCGCCGATTTACTCATATCCATAAGATTGCTGATAAAGTTGTCCTTTAACGAATCGAAGGTTGTCTGCGTAAGATTCTGATTGATTTTATTAGTCAGCTCTTCAAGCTTCTCGGCAAGGTCGGTATAATTCTCCCAATATTCGGTTTTATCATATTTACCTTGGTCGGTCATATTCTTCCATACATCTTGGTTGTATGTGCGAATATCCTTCATCTGCTCTGGAGTGAGCTTATAAATATCCTCCAAAGAACTTACCTTGTTTATCGTAGAATTAATATAGCCTCCTCTGACCGCTGACTGTTGTGCTAACGTGCGATTGATAGCCGCATAGTCCTGTGCTGACAGATTCCAATAATAAGCGTTAGAGTGGTGCGAGCCGTGGTAACCCATCTGTGATTGAAGAATTTCCATACTCTGCTTATTGATTTGCTTCTGTGCATCATAGGCTTTTTGATAATTGCTAACGGCACTCATTCCCGAGGTCTTATCAATCGAACTCTTCAACTGCTCAATAGAGTATTGCAATCGCTCGTTGGATTCTGTAAGGCGATTTGTAGTCTCCGCAACCTCCTTCGCATTACTTCCATTGCCGATACCAAGAGCACTACCAAGCGATTTGATAGCCCCTACGCCGTTAATAGCTGCCCCGATATAGTTGCCCGTAGCAAAGTCTGATGCCGCTTGCGAACCCTTATTGAAGGCATCTGCACCACTTTTAAGCTTCTTTCCAAGGTCTGAATCACCGAAACCGAGAACATCAATCAATTCACTTGCTTCTTGTAGCTTTTTAGCAACGTTACCGATGCTTTCTGCCCATTCATTAGCAATCTCCTTAATTGACTTTCTTGCCTTATCTTGTGATATATTTGCATCCTCTTGTGCCTTCTTTACGTCCTTTGTTGCCTTTCCGACTTTTACCTCAGAAACAGCGAGCTCATCAAAGAGTTTCTTTAATTTTTCAAGCTGTTCATTACTGAGATTCATCTTATTCTCATTAAAGAGTGCGCTCTTGTTCTGAGAGGTTATCTTATTTGTGCTTACAGATACACCCGTTTCAGCAAAGACTTTTTGTATAGCAATCCTCGTAGAGGACTGTCGTTCCTGTGCATTATATTGCTCAACTGTAGCTTTTCTTAATCGCTCTTGTGCGTCAGCAGCCTCTTGCAAGAGACGATTATATTCACGCACCTTCTCGTTAGACCATCCCCACTTATCGGTCTGCTCTGAAATTGCATCATCAATCTTACTAATCTGTTCTGACACAACCTTCATATCATCAATATCAAGAGTACCCGAACCGAGAAGGTCTTTGAGCTTTTTTCTTAGGTTTTCGAGATAAGATTTGCTCAATCTTCCCATATCAGAGAAAACAGAATCCCAGTTAATAGAATCCTTGAAATCATTAAAGTTGAGCTTCTTTAGCTGCTCTTCAAGGTCAGTTTTTAACTTTGCTTCCTCGAAAATATTACCCTTTGCCCTTGCTTCTTTGATTTTCTCGTTATATTCCTCAACGATGGCGAGCTTCTGCTGTTCGAGGTTACCATACTCCTTCAGGTATTCACGATATGATTTTAATTCATCGGCATAAATCTCATTATTATATGATTCTACAGTCTTTTGCTCAATGATGGTATACTGCTCGGTAATCTTCTTAATATTCTTTGAATCAAGATGTTTCTTATCATCCCAAGTCTCAGCCTTACCACCCTTTGCCTTGATAACAGATTGCTGTGCGTCAAATTCAGCTTTCTGTCGGTCACGCTCAGCCTTGATAGCTGCATTCTTTCGCTCTTCAATCTGCTCAATTTCTTTGGATAGCTCTCTTTTGCGCTCGGCAATGACCTTTTCTTCGCCTTCTTTCATCGCCTTAATCTTTGCATCGGTTACCTCCTGTTCCAAAGATTGCCAAGCTTTTGCTCTCTCATAAGCATTCTTATAGATAACATCATCAAGCTTCCCCTCTGCTGAATTAATCTGCTTTTGCTGAATAGCATCCTTCTTTGTATCCGATTTTGCTTTATTCGCTAGAGAACGTTTTGCTGCTTCCTCTTGTCTGATGAGCATTCTCTGTTCACTATTCTGCTGAACTTGCGTTCTCAGTACCTGTATTCTAAGTTCACGCTCTGCGGCAATATCTTGCAATGATTTAGTGTGCAGATTTGCTTGTTTTTCATGCAATTCTACGAGTTTCTGCTGCTGTTTTATCTGATAATCATATTTCTGCCTAACAAGTGCTCTTGCCTCCTCAATGGCTGCAATTTTTTCCTTACCTTGCAACGAATATATCTTATTCTTTATCTCGGCGATTTTTTCGTTAAGTTTATACTGCTCCTCTGTATTCTTATTGATAGCGATTTGCGTTTCTTGAATCTTACCTGCAAGGGAAGCCGCTTGCTCTGCCTTTGTAAGTATTCCATTGAATGCCGCTCCTAACTTCTTTGATAAATCTTCATTAGTAAAAGCATCATAAGCGGTCTTAACTGCGCCTATTGCACCTGACACACTCGTTTTAAATGCATCAATAACAGTTTCGCCAGCACCCTTAATTCCATCCCAAGTTTTTTTAAGACCAGCGGTAAAGGTGTCCCAATCCATATTTAATACACCTTTAATGGTTGTTCCAAGACCACCAATAAGGTTCACCGCAGCTTTTACGGCGGTTTTAAACGTCTTCACGAAATTGTTACCGAAGTCACGAAGAGGAGCGTTTGGCTTAGTGAAGCACTTGTACAAGTATTCTCCGAAGATAATCACAATATCAGTGATAGACTTAGCAAGAGAACCGAAGTATGCCATCAGCTTTGTATAGACTTTCTGACCCTCTGCGGATTTAGTCATCCAGGTATGCACCGCCTTGAAAGCAAGAGCGATTGCAGCAATTACCGCACCTACTGGTGTTGCGCACATTCCCCACAGAGCTTTTGTTACAGATTTAATAGCCGTAAGAGAACCCGTTACGGGAATACCAAGAGCCTTGAAAGCTTCGCCGACCTTACCAATCTCACCTTGCAACTTACCATTGGCAGTCATTATATTGATGATTCCGTCCTTAAAGTTATTTAGACCAGACTTTGCTTGTGCGAACTCCTCACTAAAACGCTGACCGATGGAAGAACCGCTTACTTTTGCTTTCAGCTCATCAATAGGTTGAGTAATTTTATCTTTTATGCTCTGTCCGAAATCGGAAATCTTCTGCCATGAATCGGAAATCTGATTACGTAATCTACCGATAAAAGTTTCTTCGTTCTTCTCACGGATAGCCTCTTGCAAAACAGAAATATTATTCTTTGTCTTTTCTATCTCAGACTGTAGTTTCTGCAAGTCTTCTTTCTGCTTTTCTCCAAGTGGCTTTCCATCCATCTTAGAAGCTTCTGCTTCTAAATCTTGCAATTTCTGCTTACTCTCATCAAGCTTAGAAGTAAGTTCTGATAATGATGTGTCCTCAACGTTGATTTTAACAGTTGATGTTGCATCAGACTGAACGATGGTTGAACCGCCCTGAATCTTATTCGCAGCTTCGAGAAGAGCATTGTATTGCTGAAGGTCTGCATTAAGTCGCTGCTGTTCTGTTTGCCAATCATTGATTTTTGATTGAAGGGCATCAATATTTTCCTGTGCTTTCTCTATAAGCCTATTGTAGTAGTTAGCACCATTTCCTGTTTCGTTATCCGCAGCAGAAAGATTGTTCATAGCATTCTTATAGCTCTCAATCTTTGATTTCTGCACTTCTATTTTCTTCGTTGCTTCCTCGATATTTTTAGCAAAATCAGTTGCATCAAGCTTATTTTGAATATCTTCAATAGCCTTCTCATACAACTTCATATCTGCTTTCAGCTCCTTTGTGCTCTCGGATTGCATTCGTTCAATCTCAGCACGACCCGAAGCAACGGAAATATATTGCTGCAAAGCTTCTGTCAGATGTCTAGTTGCCTCTACGTTCTGATTTTCCGCTTCGGCATTCTGTGTTGCCGCCTCGGCATTTGCTACGTGAGCTGCTGCTTCTGCTGATGTGGCGGTTGCTGCCGTTGTAGCCGTAGCCCCTACAGCAATATTCGTTGCGGATTGAACACCATTTGCGCTTGTGCTTGCAACGGAGAAAGCACTTAATGCTTGGTACGCACCATTTACCTGAGAGATAGAGTTTCTTACACCATCATAAGATTCAACAAGCTCTTTTACATCACCTTTCGCCAATTCCAAAGAATGCTTTTGAGCATCAATTTGCTTGGTAAGCGAACCGAATGCCTCTGAGCCTTTTTCAGTCTTAGCTAACTGCTCATTAAGTTTGCCGATAGTACCTTCAATGGTTTCTACTCGTTTATTGGCGGTATCAATCATTTCAGGTACTATCTGAATCCCCTTCGTAGCTTCATCCATAGCAGATTTAAGAACCTGCATAGCCTTGGTGGTCTTTGTTGCAAGGTCTTCATCGGATTGCGCCACATCGTTAAGTGCCTTATTCATTCTCTGAGATAAGGCTTCTGTATCAACGCCGACACGATTCAATCCATCACAGAGCTTGTCAAGTGATGCTTGAATATCGGAAATATCCATCTGTCCGCTGATTCCAAGTATTTCATCTGCTGCTGCCATATTGTTTGCTTATTTATGTGATTATTACATCAAGCCCATAAAGAAATCATTAGCAGAGATTGGCTCATCTATCTTATGATACTCTTTTTGCGGCTTCTTTTGCTGTCTGCTGCCTTTTTTCGGTTCTTCCTTGGTATTTGTATTAAAGGACGGAATCGAGCGGTTAAGCAGAATAATATTAATGTATGAGCGATTAAATACGACCTCCTCGTAACTCATACGAAAGTACTTCATTACTTGTCCGATTGTTGCCCACGGGGAGTCGTTTTCGGCTCCGTCATTATCTTCGTCTGAGTCAGGAAAATTATAGAGGTTAAGAAAAAATTTGCATTAAACGAACCGCTGATAAACTTCACAAGCTCATTGAATGCCATAATACCAAGGTGCTTGCGTATATATCGCCCCCATACCTTGCGTGCCCACTTCTTGCGAAAGGCACACACTATAAAAATCTCACTCATTAAACGAGCTGTCTCAGAGTGCTCAAACAAAAGAGGGATTATATTAACTTTATCGCCTTCCTTCCATGTAGGTTCTTTGATAGAGCTACCGAATACACCCATTTCGTAAATCTGCATAAAAGTAAGCGGCTTCACTCTAAAGCGAAACTTACCAACCTTAATCTTTACAGATGCCTCGGCAAGCGTCTTTGCTACCTTTTCCTTATCTGATGTTTTCATATCAAAATATGTTTTATAACATAAAAAAAGCGGTGCGGCTTGGGAAAGTTCCCTTACCTCACCGCCTTTTGAAGTTTAATTTTAAATCATATAAAAGATAAAAGCTTTACTTACTTTTTATAGCCATAGCACTAATATCCTTTGTGAGAATATTACGATGACCGCTTTTCTTGTCACCCTTTGCATCGAATACCGCCATCTGACGGAACTCAATGTTAAGATTAGGAAGTCCACTCTTACCGATAGAACCACTGCGAGTGATTGTAAGTTTCATCTTAGACCACTGGAAGGTACGAGAAGGAATATCATCCAAATCTTTTGTCACAATCTGAACTGCCTTATAAATCTCGGTTTCTTGTGGAAGCTCATTCAACCAAGCATCCTTACCACCAGTACCCTCATCCTTTGTATAACCAAGAAGCTTCGTGAAGTTATCTTCTGAGAAATCGTATGTCTGCAAGGTAAAGCCCTTTGTTGCTGCTGATGTGGTCAGCACTGCGTAAGGGTCTTCTGAATCCTCAACCTCTACATCCGATGTCTGTGCCGCTTGGTCGTTAAAGCTCAAACTACCAGAAACGACAGCCTTAATTTTGTCGCTCCATGTGGTTGGGTAGCCGCCATTTTCGACACAATCGGCAAAACTGAAGCTTTCCAAGCCATATACACCATTCTTTGCCATAATTTTATTCTTTTAAATTATTATACGTTACATTAAATTTTATATTGACGTAATAAGTGTTATCATTATCACGAGTTGGGCGAGAGATAGAGTAGAAATCGAAGTAACAGCCACCGAGGTAAGTACCGTCACCAAACAGAGAAAGAATCTTCTCCGAGTAATCAGAGAGTTTCTTTATGTTAGGTAGATTTGATAAGGTCTTAGGGCAATGAATATTCAGATTCACTACACCCTCATTAATAGCATCACTATACACAAAGGGAAGATGATTGATTGCGATATAATCACAAACCGCCAACTTCTCGGGTATCTCATATTTAAAGATACGACCTTTCTTTATGCCTATTCTCTCAACATTATCATTGAGATACTTATATAATGCCGTAACGGCTGTATCACCGAGTATCATATCTAACTATCGCTTTTAATCATTTCAGCTACTTCTTCAAAAATCTTCTTCATTTCGTCACGAAGGAAATACTTTGTAAGGTGTAAGACATTGTAGCCTTTATCTTCTACGTATTTACCGTAGTTCATACCAGCAACAATAACGAGAGAGTACCCTTTGGGTGCTACTACACCTTCTTTCTGTGCATACTCACCGAGTGCAGCACTTACGCCTTCCTGTCCTCCTTCCGCTTCTTCTGCCTTTGGAATCTTACCAACTGCCGAGGTAATGAGTTGCCCATCAAGGTAGAGAGCGAATGAAATTGAGTTCTTTAAATTTGCAGTTCGGTCTTGATAACCTTTGTTTTCTTTAGAGTAGGTAACTGCTTCTTCGGCAAGTTGTATCAAACGCATATTAAGGTAACTGATAATCTGCTGCCTCTTTTCGTTCAACCTTTTCTGTAAGGCTTCACGACCTTTGATTTGTAATTCAACCTTTGCCATATTACCGCCTATTAGAGCCAAATTCTAAGATAGCGTTTCTTTAAGGTTACGAAGCCTTTAACCTCCATTTCCTTATCAATCGTGCCATCTTTCTTGGTTATCCAAACCTTTTCGCCTTCCTTCGGTATGAGAGGGTATTTTGCTTTTGAGAGAGGAGCATAGATTTCGTGCGAATACACGTACTGCTGCCCGTCTGTCAGAGTGATAATCTTCGCCTGCGAATTAGGCAAAATAACGCACTTTCCAAAGGTTTGCCATTCTCCTTCGTGCTGTTCGATAGGATTTCCGTCCTCATCAAAGCCATCTTGTGGAGCACCTTTTACTTTAAGTATATCTTCAAAGTTCATACGCTATCTATTTGATTACCATACCTTCACACTCTGAATCCAATAATCATCAGAAGTACTATCAATAACAAGGTCAGCATCCAATCCAGCATCCTTCGCAATAGATTTAATCATTTTATCAATGAGATTCTTGTCGTTCTTGTAACTCTGAGAGATACCGCCAACATTCTCACTTGATAATGGATTCATCTTGTAGAGGATACGCATAGCCGCATAGGCTACGGGTTTCTTTACCGCTACAGAGTATTCATCAGCCACGGATGCCGTGATGCTAAACTTATCAGTAGCATCAATAAATATCTTCTCCAAAGTCTCATCAGAGGTAGAGAAAGGCTGAATCTCGCTTGCTATGGCTTCTGAAATTGTCATGCTAATCTTGTTATCTTATGAAGTTTCACTTATTAAATCAATATATCCATAACTGAGGGTCAGTGCATTAAGCACCAACCTTCAAGATAAAGAAGTCTTCGATACCATCGAATACTGGTTGCATCCACATTTCGTTGGTAAGATGATAACCCTTCTTATCTCTCCAATAACCGATAAGGTTGTTATCGTATGTAGAGTAAGAAACGCCATCAACTGGGTCAATAGCCTCCAAGCACTCAGCGCACTTAGGTACAGCCACCTTATCGGCACACATCGCAACAACTCGGTTATCTGGGATAAGGTTAAAGACTGTCTTGTCAGGCAGCTCAACAAACTTATCTTCATCAATCTGAATTGTTGGCAAGAGGATAGAGCGCAGATAGATATTCATCTGGTCAACGCTAATCATCGGTGCAGTAGGATTGATGGTAATCTGACCGAGGTTCAAGCGGAAGGTGTCCTTAATCTCCTTTGCTTTACACATTGCGAAGAATGTGTTCTCAGACATACGAAGACGCAGAATCTTACGACCCTTCTTGCGAGCCTCGTCCTTCAATTTCTTAATATCCTCAATAGGAGTTGCGTTCACCTCACCCCAATTTGTGGTAGCAGAGAGCTGCTTGACACCCAAATCAAAGGTATAAGATACGTTAGCCTTAGAGTTATTGGTACGTGATACAGTCTGAGTACCCTTGAACAATCCCTCAAAATACAACATATCAATACGCTTATGAGGAGAGATAACCGCCAACTCAAAAGGTTTGAATGAGTACTTGATAAGTTCATCGTACTTAGCATTGAGCTGTGACTGTGTATAACCGCCACGTCCCGACATATCATTAAACTTACCCTCCAAGAGGTGCATCTGTTCGAGGTAATCGTTATCGAGCTCCCACTCATCGGCGATACGACCGATAGAGCCAGTAAGCTGACCCCAATCAGGCATGGTATGCAATGGACGCTCTGCGTTCTTAGCGACAACAGAACCAACCATAGCAGCAGCATAGGTAGCCATATTTGCCTGATATACCTTTGCAGCACAATACTCAACAGGCTTCAACTCGTTCTTCCACTCAGCCTTGTAGGTGGAAGTCTTCATGTATTCGTCAATGTAGGTCTGAAAAGACTTTGGGTCTTGCAGATTTTTCAAAATACTATTCATAATCTATAATCTCCACTTTTAAAGGTTACTGAATTTTGAACAAAGCGATACCATTTGCTCTGATACCTTCCTTAATCTCATCATTGATAGGATAAGGGAGTGAATCTTCCTCTACCTCCATTACCTGTAAGGTAGGAGTTGCTGCGATAGAAGCTTCTTTATCTCTTATATCGAGAGTATCGTATGAAAATCCAAGAAGTACATCCTTAGTCTTATCGTAATCCGATACAATCGCATTTGCAGCAACTTCATTAGCAAGCTCTGACACAGTCAAAGTATCTACGCCATCGGAAGAAGTAATTGCCGAAATGGTCGCACCAGCAATCTTATCATTAACCTGGAATAAAGAACCACTAGCAATTTTTAAGGTTGTAGCAGCCTTGGCTGCTTTTTCTGTGACCTTTGCAGTCTTTACAACCTGTGCCTTACCACCAGTTACAAGTCTGAGAACTGTACCCTTCGCAACAAACTTTAAAGTAGCTGGAAGGTTGGTGAGGTCGAGGTCATAACCACCCTGTCGGCGAAGGCACTGCTCTTCAAGCCAAAGTGCTTCCTTAATATCCTCTGGCTTGGTTCTATGCAAAAAATAGCCTCTGTTTGACATAATTTTCTTCTTTTTAAGAGTTTAACATAATTCATTGATAATGCCTTACTCCTTTGGAGCATTACGCTCCGAGAAGCCTTGCATTTTTTTAATGAAATCATTCTGCTCGTCTTCGGGAGAGGTTGCCTTGGGTGCTTCAACAAAATTGCCGTTTGCTACAAGTGACTGCTTCAATGCTGTCCAATCATCGGCACATTGCTGTGCGAGAGTTTCAAGATTCTCTTCCTTGTCGAGCTGATAACGTGAACGGAACTGCTGCGGAACGTCCTTCAATTTTTCGCTCTTACCGAAAAGGTCATCAAGACGTGCTCTTTCTTCCTTTTCCTTGTATGGAGCAATGGCGGCGGCTACAGCTTCGCTAACTGCTTTCTGGGTACTTTTGGTAGCCTCGGCAATCATCTGCTGAACCTGCTCTTGTGTAAGCCCTGTTGGAGGTACTGGAGGAGTAGGAGGAACTGGTGGAGTAGGCTTATGGTTAGGGTCGTTAGGGTCAATCCATCCATCGAATTTCTTCGTTGTTTCACTGACCGCACGATTGAATGATGATTGCATCATACCAACATAAGGTTCAACTGCCGAGATAGCACTCGTTACATCCTCGTCCTTTGACTCATCTGTTAGACCACGACTTGCAACAATCAGGTCAACCAGCTTTGAAAGTTCATCCTTCTTCAAACCATACTTTGCAAATGATGTTTTGGCAGAAGCAAGCACTTTTTCTTTTATTGTCATAGTAATTCTGTTTTAAACGTTAATAAATAAATAATTTCCGATTGCAAAATTACTATTTCTATTAATAAAATAATAATAAATAATAGAAGCTGTGTAAACAAATGCTATTTTTGGCGATTTTCTTGCGGTCTAAGCGGCTTTCTTTTAGTTTATGTATAGTTATTAAGAAACAAAAATAAAAGGCAAGATAGCCAATATTCTTGGTTACTTTGCCTTGCGTTGTATCAAATCTAACTTTGCCTTAACCTTCTTCGGATTCCTAGCATCGTGATTACTCAATCTTACCACATGATACCCGAGCCGCCATATACCCGAAGAGCGGTTAGCATCCTTGCGCTTTTGGTCTTTAGTAAAATGATAACCACCATCGAGCTCAATAATCGTTTTTATCTCGGGCAGATATATATCAGCGAAGTATAGCTTTCTGCCCGTGACTATCGGTTGCTGTGGTATCACCTTATATCCTAACAGAGTGCAGATTTTCGCCGCAGCCTTCTCCGCATCGGTTGTATGTGAAAGTAGGTCGCAGCGAATCTGATATATGAGTTTCTTGGATAGCATTATTTATAATACTTTTTGAAATTCTCTTCGTTTGCGAAGTATTTTCCTGTAGTAGATGTTACTTCTTGCTTGAATTTTTTAACGCCATTAGCTAGTTTATTAAACTTATCTTTTGGCATAGCACTCTTAATAATAGATACGAATGCTTCGTGCGCTTTATCTGTTACATTCGGCTTTAATATGGCATTAAAAATGCTTCTATCATCGCTGAAATTTATATTTCCAGAGATATTTTCTCCATGATTTATCGCACTCATAATTTTCGTTACATCGTACGTTGCATTTTTGAGGAGTTGATGTAAATCTTGTTTATCATATTCACTCAAATTGCTTATAGCACTATTTGGCGAGTTTGTCTTCAAGACTATATTTTCATTTGTCCCTCCCCCGATTGCGCTCTGCGCAAAGGTTCTGCTTGCGGCAGCATTTGCGCTGCTCACGGTTCTTGTACCGCCACTTGCCTTACTCATAATCTTTATATTTTTAAATGTTAAACTTATTTTTTCGATGCAAAGATACTATTTATATACCAGATATTGAGTACCTTTGAAACTTCCCGTCTAAACTATTTACCCATCTTCTCCGCTCTTTTTCTTTCCAATCTTTAAAGATGCTTGATATGTCGCTTCTTCTTTTGCTCTCGCTGCGCAGGTGTTAGCATAAAGTAAGCCTGCGTCTTAGTCATTACCTTAATGATAACGTCTTGCACCTTCGAGTATTTCATTTGCTCTTCTTTATCATATCTATCTCATCCTGTAGATAGAAGATTGCTTTGCTCAAATCCTGCACTCTCTGTTCTCGCTCTGAAAGGTTCATTTCCTTCTTTCCCTTGCGTAAAAGATACTTTACTGCCGAGCCGCAGTTAAAATCAAGGTGTCGGCAAATATCAATCGGCTCTATGCCGCAGAGTTCCTTTAGCCAAGCGTAATGGTTAGGGTGATTAACCATTTCTTCCTTTTCCTCTGTGACAATAGTACCATTTTTTGTAATCTCTTCAAACTGAATAGGGATATTCTTTTTATATGCAAAATTGTATTCGTCTGGTATAATATTGCATTCTACAATAGCTCTACCTACCTTGATAACTTTCAATCTGAGAGGGCAAATATTGGCTAACGAATATCTTTTTTCTCCGATGTTATAAACGTAAACTTCTAGTCTATCATTTACATGGACTACCATACTAGGCTCTATTGGTAAGGTAAATACCAACCCTTCACGTATCTTCATTGATTCTATCATAATTCTTACTTTTTAAAAAGTTTATCAACTGCTAATTCCTGTAATTACGGATGCATACATCTTACAACCCTTGCTTCTGTATTATTTTTCTTCTGATACCTACAAAGATTGCATTCAATAGCACCGACTTTATTTAGAGCGTGCGTATATCGACCACATTCACCGAAAGGGCAATCTGTTGCATATTCAATACCGCCGTGAATAAACTCACGTACCTCATACTTAATTGCCGTATTCGGCTTCTTTTCTTTCTTTTGGTATAACATATTATCTTATCTCAATTTTGATTTTATAAATCGACTTCTGCTTCAAGTTTTCCGTGCCATCAAGCAAAAGATGAGCAATGATGTCATCTACGGATTCGCTGATAGCTCTCTTCGTATATTCGTGATAACTGCCGTCTTCTTTTTCTTGATAGACGTTTACAGAGCCAGAGCTATCATCTGTGACAATAACCCCATTATCGGCGAACTCTAGCTTAAAATTAAGTTTTTCCATATAATTATTTTTTTTGTTCCATAAAATGTTTCTGTTGTATTAACATCATTCTTGTAATCAGATTCTGCATCTTTTCGATAATAAACTTCGGGGTCTCCGAAGTTCTGATAAAGAAAGGATGCTTTCCTCTCTTATGCTTATTGAAGAACAATGTATCATCTTTACCCTCTATCTTTACAGCAATCATGTACTGACCGATGAAGAGGTGAGCACTTCCCTCTTTTCTCTTTCGAGGTGTAGTGTACTTAATGCCGTTCTCATCTAAGAAAGACATCAGCTTCTTTAATTTCGTTTCATTTTTCATCTTGCATATCTCCTATAGTTTAGTTATCGCTTAACATTTTCTCAACCTCATCATCGTATTTATTTCTTTTACACCAAGTAGTGAGGTCAAAGATTACTTCCGCATCCTTTCTAAAGCTTTTGTATAAGCTCAGATAGTTTTTCTTTGTTTGTGCGTTAGCCTTTCTCGCCTCGTGAAAAAAGGTAAAGTAATTCTTAAAATATTCCGAATGTATTGTGATAATATCGGCATCTTCGCATTTTTGCATCATAAACAGCGTTGCTTCTACCATAACGACTGCCTTTGAAGCGCAATAGATGTGATTCTTTTCTTTTGCTACAACTTCTCCGTTCCTTATGATGATAACTGAAAATTTTCCTGTTGCGAACTTATCTTCATAATCACAACTTACGTAGCACTCATATCCAACAAGTTCTTTTGCTGGCGTGAGGTAAGTATCGAGCCAATTTTTCTTTTTCTCCATTTTGTATCTCCTGTGTTATTATATAATCGGGTGGGGGCGTATGTGCGCCCGTTAGTTAATTCTTTCTTGGGGCTGTCGCCCCTATAAGGGAATAAATTAAATTAAAGCCCTCATCCCTTATTTTATTATTTTTGATTTTACATAAACTACATTTTTGCCTCCTTTCTTCTCATACCATGACGAGATATTGATATAGCATCGTCCATCTGCATACGATAAATATTCGATTCAATGGAAAATGCACTTCTATTTTTTGCGCTTATCACTATTATAGAACCTTCAAAATCCGTAATAGCCATATTATTGGTACATACCTTTGCATCGCACCTTACTTCTTTGATTCTTGTGCGCTTATTGATGATACCCTTGTTTAGAAGCTGATTTGTAACTTTGAACGCTTGGTACATCGTACCATAGATAACATCCTTGATTCTGTCATAAGATAAACCTTTGTTATCGCTAAACTTCTTCCTCAACATACGACTTTCACGTTTGAGAGCCTTGCGAATAGTCTTCGCATTTCTCCCATTCGTCCCCTTATTGTGCGTATTGATTACGTCCTCTTGCATTCTAACTTGGTTCTCCATAACAATCCTTCTCAGAAGGTTTTTGAGGGCTGGAAATGTCATCTTCGTCAAATCATCCTTTCGAAGCTTATAACTATATCCATTATTTGAATGTATGCTACGTGCAATGAATCTCTTCTTTCCATTTTTCTCTTCAAAACGGAAATATCCTATCTTACAACCATATTCAAGCAGTCTCTTTAATTTATTATTGTCAATATGCAAAAGCTTGGCGCAATGATTGTATGACACAAGATTAAGGTCTGATGAGCGGAATAAGAGCTTTATTTTAAGAAGCAAACAGAAGGCATCCAAGCGATTCTTGTCGCTCAGAGCAAACTTAGCTTCTTGTATTCCTATTCTTATTCTTTTCATCATTATATATATATTAATGTAAAAACCAAACAGATGAAAGGTGCTATCAATCATTCCGTTTGGTTTATTATATTGAACCCTTTCACTTGTGTTGATTGGGCATATATGATTCTTTTCTTAGCTTGGAAAATAGCACTTTCCTTTTACGCCGCAAAATTATAAAGAAAAAATGAGATATTCACTTAAAATCCATTAAAAAACTAATAGTTAGTATTAATAAACTAAAAATAGCTATTAGGAAATTTGGTAGTCTGAGAGAAAGTTATTAATTTTGCGGTATCAAAGTTAATAAAATAGCTTTTGATACATATAATTAATGTAGATATTATTAATAAATTAAAAATAGGAGATACGAAAAATGAAAAAAGAAAAAGACATGATGAATCCATGTAATTGGAGAACCGAAGATGTAAAAGATGCGGTACAAGCAGCAATGCTTGCCGCTAGTGGAATTATTTTAGCGTATGCTGTTATCTGGCTCGCTTACTAAAAAAGGAGGTAATATGGAGATAGTAACAACATTAGTTAAGTTCCGTTGTCGCAAGGATAAAATGATGGAGCAGTCAAAGAATGCTCAGATTTTTCTCTTTGAAGGCAAAGAAGGTAAGACAAAGGTATTCGTACCAAAGTCAAAGTTAATTATTAAGGAGGATGCAATTAGTGATAACTACAATCTTTGCATCATACCTAAATGGGTATTCCTTTGCACAAAGAACCTTTCGCAGAATGTTGAGTTGGTAGGAGAAACGCAACACATGGAGGTTCTCAATGATATTGAAGATTAATAGTATATATAGTAATAATTATTTTGTTTAATGTATTAAAAATAGGAGATACAACAATGAACACAATGGCAATGAATTTGATGGCACAGCCAAAGGTAGCAGAAGTAGCGGTTGCAAAGCAGCCAGAGTTGAAGAGTGATAATATGAATCAGTTCTTGGATTTTGAGACATCCAAGGTACAGATTCTGACAATCGAACAGCTCGAACGCACCGAGAAAGAGAATGATGTGTACGGAAAGCCTTTGAAGGGTATATATCATTTTGACCTCATTCATCAGGTGGAAGACTTGTGCGAGAAGCACGGCTATAAGGCTGAGATTTACGACCTCTTTGCGGCGAATAACAAAGACCGCAATACTCCAGGTGTTACCCGTTTGCCTCAAAAGGAAGCTTTGATGGGTGATAGAGCTGTAGAGGCTCATATCCTTCGCCGAGTATTCTGTAATATTCGCTTGCGTGACTTCGATAAAGGAGAGGGTAATGATGAGATTACAACCAATATGGCGGTATCATTCCATCAGAAGGGTATTCAGTTAGGTATCGGTCGTAATTGCTGTATTTGTCATAATCAAATGCTTTTAGGAGCTGAACATTATGGTGCTACTTATTCCGACCTTAATAGCGGTAGACAAGCTTTCAAGCTCGATGAACTTCTTGAACGTGCTGATGCTTGGCTCGCTAATCTAAGAGGCATCATTGATGCCAATGATGAAATGATTGAGCGTATGAAAAATCGTGAGATTAAAGCACAGGAAATGTTTACCATCATCGGTATGCTAACCTCACTCCGTGTTGCTGCTGAAACGAAATACAAAGGCATTCGCAACCTTCAGGTCATTCCTCTCAATCAAGCACAGATTGGTCGCTTGACCGAGAAAATGATGATTGCCTACTACGAGCGCAATATTGTTACCGCTTGGGATTTGTACAATGCGGCTACAGATATGTATAAGTCAACTCAGCTCGACCAGCCAATGATTCTTTCACAGAACTTGGCAATGAGTAGCTTCATTCAGAATAAGTTGATTTAAAATATAACTACATAAGATTGAATATTGAAGTCATAAGAAAGTCGATTTTGAAGAGCCATAAAGCCGCCGTGAGGTGTCGGCTCTTTCTCTTAGAAGAATTATTTTATTCAGATTTTTAAAAGGTTATTTTTGAAAAATTTCATCTTTTTGCCCTACGGCGGTAGGGCTTTTTATCTCAAGAAAAACCAATCGCACGGGTGTGCGTGGGCTGTATGGTAGTGATACCGATATTCTTATCATATCCTAAAGGAAAGAGGTGAATATATATAAAGTTCATTTATTCGACTGTGTTAAAGAATATATGCGAAGATACTCCGTAATAAGCAGCTCTTAATAAGCGGAGGTTGGCGAGGGTTCGATTCCCTCTCTTGGGGCTATGTTTTTTTAATATATATAATATGACAGATTTTAACGGAAAATTAAATTTGCTGAAGCTCAAAAGAGCTGGCGTAATGCAAATCCAAGGTCGAACCGAGGTGCTTCGGTGTGTGGTTATTCCTATCGAAGATAATAGTATCTTCGTTACAACAGATGATAATAATCAACCAAAGGCTGCTTATCTCGACCTTACTGCTTGGGAATTAAAGAACCCTGAGTATGACGAGACTCACATGATTAAACAGTCGTTACCTAAAGAGGTTCGTGAGAAAATGACAGATGAGGAGAAAAAGGCGATGCCTATCCTTGGTGGTTTAAAGCCTGTAATTTTTGAAAGTCAGAATGCGGCTTCTTCTTGTGCTGCACCTTTTGCTCAAACACAGGATTTAAATGACTTACCTTTCTGAGCAAGAACTCTCTTAGAGAATGGTTTTAAATTAGTTTTAGATTATTAGAAATATGAGAAGTAGAACGAGTAATTGGTTTGAGGTAGGAATCCGCTATCAAAAGACCCAAGAAGATGGTTCAGAGAAATCTGTGACCGAAAAGTATGCGATTGATGCCTTATCCTTCACGGAAGGTGAGAGCGCAATCACAGAGGAAATGGCTGCTTATATTAGCGGCGAGTTTAAGGTTAAGTCAATGCAAGAGGCTTCGTACAGAGAGGTGTTCTTTTCTGATAAGGATGATGATGATTACTGGTATAAAGCCAAGTTACAATTCATCCTCATTGATGAAAAGTCTAATAAGGAGAAGCGTAGCAATGTGACTTACCTCGTACAAGCAAAGTCTATGCACCGAGCAATCAATAACATTGATGAGGTAATGGGCAAGACCATGATAGATTACGAAATCATCGGTCTCAGTAAAACCAACGTGTACGATGTCTTCGAGCATAAGACAAAGGAGGAGAAGGAACAGAAGTCTAACGAAGAAAAGAGGGAGGAGTAAATTATGGCAAGACCTAAGAAAAATGGCGTAGAACAGCCTTTGAATTTGGATGGCAATAATATGCCTATGGAGAATGAGAACGCTCCGCAGAACCAAGAAAATGCGGCTCAGCAGCAAAATGAGGAGCAAGTTAAGGAACACGAGGAAAAAGACGAACTCCCTTTTGGGATTGAGGATGGAGTTCCTTCTCCTATTGATAATGATAGTAATTCATTTGTTATCTATGCTCCAAATGATATTGAAACTCGTAAGGGGCGAATGGAGGTGTTAACGGGCATTACTCTTAAAGAGGGTTATCGTGGATTGATTGTTCCAATTACATTTAACGCTCTTCATGGTTTGCCTACGGAGTCAGATTATCGCCTACAGCACTCCGATGTAATTTCTACGCATGTAGGGGAGAAGGAGATGGTAAGACTTGTACTCTCCATCAATGATGAAACAATGATACAAGAGCAGACGAACTTCGGTTCACGCTCTCGCTACCTTATCATTCCGAAGGGCTCTCCGCTTGCCATTCTTGTGATTTTTAAGCTGTGAAATATATAATTGCGGATGGAGGTCTATTCTATAGTATCTCCTTCCGCTCTATTAAGTAAACTATGACAGAAGTTGAACGTAAAATGCGCAGAAGTAAATACGGTAAGACCTACTATCAAAAGCATCGTCAAGCTTGCATCGAAAGAGCCAAAGCTTGGTACAATGCTCATAAAGAGTATCGTAGGCTGTATATGCTTGCGTATAATAGTAGATAGTGTTTGTATGGATAAGTTGGATAAAATTAAAGAGTTGAATACTCAATATAAGCTTTTACGTAATAACGGGATGGTGGTAAAAGTAGACCTCGTAACCAATGTGGGAACTTATGTAGTTAAGAACCCTAACATTATTAGCAAGGTGCTTGACTTACTTATCCGTGAATCGCAGAAGCAGATAGAAAGTGAGGTGAATACATGATAGGATTGAATGATAGACCAACAAGAGCAAAAAGGGTTGTTGTGGTTCAGTTAAAAGACAAAAAGCCTGAACCTTTCCTTACTTGCCCAGAGATTTATTTAAAGTACGATAAAGAGAAGATTGGTATCTGTCTTAATGCTCTATGGAATGCTCTTGCTAAAGATGGTTGCTACGAGAATAAGAAATGCAAAATCTCTTATCAGAGTATCGAACAATTAAAAACATTGGCATGGGAGTAGGTAATAAAGGGTGTTGTGTACTAAAATATCCTCATTCTATAGATGATGGATTATTAGCTCTGTACGCACAGGGGCTTACCATACCCGAAATTAGTAAAAAGGTAGGTATACCTTATGAAACAGTACGGCGGCGACTAAAAGGAAATGGAGTTAAACCTGCATCACCACGATTTATCGCTAAGTATGGTGAAATCCGTTATTTAGGGCGTTTCCGCTACTGGAGCGAGGAGGAGGAACAGAGATTTATTAGATTATTTCCCTTTCGTACAAATAAAGAAATTGCTAAAATCTTCTGTTGTAATATTAGAACAGTTAAGAATAAGGCTATGTCTCTTGGGTTAAGAAAAGATGCCGTATGGTTGCATGAGTATAGATTATCTTCCATGAAGATTGCTGCCATTATATCCAAATCAAGCTCTAAGAAGTTTAGGTTTAAGGAAGGGAATAAATTCGGACATAAGTTTAAGAAAGGGTTTAAGTACGATAAAGAATTTTGGGAGAAATATAGAAGAGGTGAAGTAGCTTTGCCTTGATTACATTTTTTCTTAGTATATAAAATAAAGACATTATGAAATTTAATAAGGATTTACCAGCACATTTGCAAGTAAAGACAATTATGCAAAACTTCGATAAGAAGCAAGCTGAATGCGATGCGCTCAAAAAGGAAAACGAAGAGTTGAAAAAGAAGCTAGAGCAGAAGGATATTCTGTATCGTAATATGCTCAATCGCTTTAGTAACATGAGTACTCAGACAAATATTGACTATAAGGATAGGTATGAACAGCTCAAAGCTGATAAGGCTGAGAGCGGTATGAGATATAGCCGAATCCTTAACGATTTAAATAAGGCTTATCAAATGCTTGAATCCATCAAAGGTATTACGAATAGCGCAAAAGAAAAGATAGAAGCATTTTGCTCTGATAATATGGTTGAAAACGATATTCGTTCCAAAGTTGTTGAGCCTGCAACAGATATTGCTTCCTCTTCTGTGAGCGTTAAAGGACAGAAGTTCGTAAGTTATGTCCGTGAGCTTATTGCTAACTTCAAGGAAACAGGCTCTCTTCGAGGAATTGGCATGATTGCAAGAGAATATGGTGTTAGCTCATTGACTAAGGAGCAGTTCTTCCGCTATGGATTGAACAACGAGGTTGTAACTGATGAGTATATCATCAGTGTATATGAAAAGGCTAAAAAACATTTATAACTATGACAGATATAACTATTAAACAGTATGATAATGGCTACTTCGAGGTCTTTCAAGGCGATAAAAGTAGCGGTGAACTTGGTTTTGATGAAATGTTAGGACTGATAACGTCTCTTACTATGTCTGAACGCCGTCCTTGCTTACATTGGATGAAGACCAAGGAGCAGCGTGATGCCGAAGAAGTCGGTGTCAATCAGATGGCGAAATATCCTTTGTTTGAAAACACTCAAAAGAAGAAAGGAGAATAAGAATGAAAGAAACAAAGTACAATAATGACGTGCCTTATGAGAGAGTGGTATTGCGAGTATTGCAAAATTACTCACAGATGCAAATCAAGCTTTGCCGTTTACAGAATAAGGTGAAAGAGCAGAGTAATAAACTTGTGCTCTGTAATAACGTTATCAATCAATTCAAAAAAGCTATCAATGAATTGAATAATGATGATTATAAGAAGGTCGTTGCCGAGCGTGATGAGCTTCTCAGAAAGAACAAAGAACTTTCTCGTCAGTTGAAGATTTACGAAGGTATGCGCAAGTACTTCAATAGCGAGGTATCAAAATTAGAAACTGATAAATAATATATCAATATGAAGAAGATTTTATCTTGGTGCGGCTCTCATACTGAGCTGCTGTGTGCATTCTTTCTATTAGGATGCTGTATCAATAGTGCGGTCAAAGAGGGGTGGTCTGTGGCGATATTGTTCTTGCCGTTTATCGCTATGTGGATATTTACCTATCACTTACAGAAAGAGATTTCCCGTCTTATTAAGAAGAATGAAGAGCTGAAAGAAACTAATAAGCAGCTCGAAGAGGCTTATGAGGATAAGACTTTAAAACTGAATAGATTTATGGATTTTAAGTCACTCTTTTATTATAGATACCTCTTAGCGCAGAATGATGTTAATTTATGCAAGAAGAAGATTAGCTGCGGTGACTATCTTTCAAATAGGAAGTATTATGAAAATATGATAGAGTTCTATCTTAAAAAGATTTTGGACAAGGTTGTGTAATAATGAAGTACGATGAGTTTTTAAAGAAGGAGCGCCAGAAGAAAGGCAGAAGCAAACCACGGCACATTGAATCGCAGATTCAGATTCAGATGGTGAAGTGGTTTCGCTTGCAATACCCTCGCTATATCATTGCCGCCATCCCTAACGGAGGACAACGAAGTGCGCTTGAAGCGAAGATTATGAAAGGCGAGGGCGTTTTGGCTGGCTTCTCCGACCTTATTATTATAGCAAGAGAAAATGTCCTATTTATTGAAGTTAAAACTAAGGACGGGTATCAATCTGATTTGCAAGCCAAATTTCAGTCTGACGTTGAGCGATTAGGCTTTCAGTACAGCATTTGCCGCTCATTGGATGAGTTTATCTTAACCATAGAAAAATGGTTAAAAGATAAGTTTTCTATGTAAAAATATCCGATTTCCTTGGTTTTGTATTAATATCTATTAAAATACTAATAAAAACACTGAAAAGATTTGTTGGTTTCAAAAGAAATTATTAATTTTGCGGTGTAAATAATTAATAAATAGGTTTAACAATTAAAAGATACAACAATGGAAACAAAGAAAATTGCTCGATTCAGATTTACAGTACTTGCCCATACTTTCGATAGTTGGGATGAGGTCATAAGTTATTACGAAAGACTTGTAGAGCGTGGTGAATGTGTGGTACTTCCTACTGTTTCATTTTGGGATGATAAGGTGAGAACCAATAAGTGGCACGCACAGGTTAAAAAGAATGGTAAAATTGAGTTTACAGAAATTGAAAAAATAGGAGATACGACAATGATTACAATTATCAATAAATACACTGGCGAGGTTATCACCAAGTACTCAGGTGCTTTGGTTGGTGAATCTACAGAGGATTCTTTTATTGCCAACGCAAAGGGTTCGGGTACGTTCAGAGGACGTTGGAATGCTATCGTAGAGTATTTTATTCCTCTGAAAGGCTTGAATGCCACACAATGCCTTCTTAGAAGCCAATACGCTGTGAAGGAATGTATGAAGAAGAAATAATTAACGTTTAAATATAGGAGATACAATTATGGAAATCAAGGTAAATATACCACAAAACGATTATGTTCAACCAACCGAAGTTAGAGAGGAAGTCGTACAGGCAATCTGTAATGCCTTCTTATCTAATAGTTGTTGGGATATT